GGAATTGTACGAAGCAGAGGTAGATCTTTACCGCTCTGTGATTGAATGTGAATTTACTATTTAGGAGGTTAAAAAATGCCAAGACACGCAATGGGCACACGCTTAAGAATCAGCGGTAACTTTATCGCTGGCTTAACGTCAGTGAGCGGATTGGAACTTTCCGCAGACACAATAGACGTGACAACGCTGGAAAGTGCTAACAATTTTCGAGAGTTCATCCAAGGGATGAGGGATGGTGGCGAAGTATCTGTATCAGGATTCTTCGAACCGGGTGACACCAACGGACAGGTTCAACTCAATACGCTATTCAACAGTGGGAACGTTACGGCGTTCTCTATTTTATTTCCTTCGGCAATGGGCGCAGAGTGGACGTTCAACGGTATTGTTACCGGAGTGACCACAGGCGCAGAGATGGAAGAAGCAGTAACCTTCGAAGCGACCATCAAAGTCACGGGTGCGCCTAACCTTGGGTTGACTGCATCGGCAGGTCTTTCTGCATTGTCGTTCACGGGTACAGGCGGGACGCTCACACCGACATTCGCCAACAACAGATACTTCTACACGTTCAGTGGTGTGACAGGCGCATCCGCAACGGTTACTGCTACAGCGGCAAACCATACACTTCAATTGTTTGTGGATGGTGCTTTTGTGCAGACGCTGACCAGCGGTTCGGCATCGAGTGCTATCGCGCTGACGCTTAGCGTCGGACGACTCGTTACAATCACCGCTCAAGAAGCGGGAAAGACAACTATTATCTACGAAGCAATCATTGTGAAGACTGCATAATCAACTGCCGGGGTTTATCCCCGGCTTATTTATTAGGAGGAACTATGTACACACCTATTCAATTAGACAAGGCAAGAAACCTACGGTATGGCATGAAAGCTATTCACTTAATCGAGAAAAAACTAAAAACGACCATTTCCAAACTGGACATGGAAAACTTAACAATGGAAGATACAGCGACAATTCTCTGGGCAGGACTCGCGCATGAAGATAGAGATTTAACACCCGACCAAGTGATGGACTTGATTGACGAGTATTCCAACATTCCGTCAGCGGTTGAGATGATGGGCAAAGCATTCCAAGACGCATTTGGAAGTGCAGAAGAAAAAAACGCTCAGAGGGCGACAGTTTCTCAATAGAAAAGGCAATTGAGACCGCCGCCCGCATCAAAATGAACATTAAAGACTTCTGGGATATAACACCGTATGAGTTTACTTTTTACGTTCAAGCCTTTATCGATGAGATGAAACAGAAACAAGAAGATTGGATCACGCAAGCTTATCTGACGGCTTACTGGCACAGAGTGAAGAAGATGCCTAACTTAAAAGAAATACTAGGCAAAAAGCCACAAGAACAAACACCAAACCAGATGTTGGAGGAAATTAAAAAACTCAACGCTTCAATGGGTGGAAGTACGTATTAAGGGGGTGATCGCATGGCAATGCCGGGTTTAAGAAACTTACTTGTTCGTGGTGGCGCAGACTTCAGCGCAATGCATAAAGCATTTCGCAACACAGAAAAAACATTCGCACGGTTCCAAAAGAATATGGGAACGACTACAAGACTTATCACAGCATCTCTAGCAACACTTAGCTTAGGTGCTTTTGTAACATCGGCAGTAAAAGGTGCAATGGAAGTCGAATCTGCAATGCAACAAATCGACCGAACCATGGGTGAAAGTGCGGATGAGTTTAAAAACTGGGCGAAAGAAACAGCACTCTCGTTTAACATGGGTTCTTCTACTGCATTGAAGTACGGTGGTATTTACTCCAACCTTTTAACGACCTTCACCAAAGACACAGCGCAAACGATGAGTTATTCGCAAGACTTGCTGAAATCATCTGCTATTGTCGCATCTTCTACGGGAAGAAGTATGGAAGATGTCATGTGGAGGATTCGTTCAGGATTGCTCGGTAACACGGAAGCAATCGAGGATTTAGGGGTTAATATCTACGTCAACTTGTTAGAATCAACACAAGCTTTCAAGAGGTTTGCAGGGGATAAGTCATGGAATCAACTTGATTTTCAAACGCAACAAACCATTCGATATTTTGGTATTTTGGAGCAAGTGTCAACAAAGTTTGGAGACGAGGTCAGAGACAACACATCCTCAAGGTTGGTTAAACTTTCAGAAGTATTGAAAGATGTTCGTGTTAACATCGGGTTTGCCTTCACACCGATCCTTTATAATGTGCTTCCGATCCTGACACAATTTTCTCAGAAATTACTTGAAGTCACCAACACAGTTGCACAGTTTTCAAAAGCGTTGTTTGGCACAGAGAAAAAAGAAGACCAACTTGTGCAAGTCCAAGCTGATAGAGTGGAAAATTTGGGTGATGCATACGAGGAAGCGGGTAAGAAAGCAAAAGGCTCTGTTGCAGGGTTTGACGAGGTCAATCAACTCGCAGACAATACCGCAGTGGATATTCCTTCTATTCAGCAAAATACTGGCACACAAAAAGATGTTTCTCCAATAGGAAATTCTTTCAAGTTTGTTGAAGAAATATCTAAGAACGTCGAAGAGATGGCAAATAAAGTGAAACAAAGTTTTGCTAGAATTAAGCCTACGATTGATGAATTATCAAAAGCTGTCAAAGACTTCTTTCTTTTATTCAAGCCGAACGGAAATAAAGAACCTAGTAATTACATGGCAGAGTTTGAAAAAACAATTAAAAATGTGGCTCGTCAAATGACGGGATTGGTTGAGATCGTAACAGGGTTACTTCTTCTCTTCTCTGCTCTTGGATACTTTATGATGTCAGACCCTACAAAAGCATGGGAACAACTTAAGAAAGCCGCTCCTAAACTTGGAGAGGGAATGCAAAATTTTCTTTTACCCGAAGACCAAGAAAAGAAGTTTGACGAAGCAGACAAAAAAGCAACAGACAAACTTAAAGAGATGGGCGAAAACTTAAAGAAAACTTGGGAAGAGGAAGTTTTACCAAAACTTAAAGGATTGACTATTTTTAAATTAAGTTCTTTGCTTACCTTTGGTTCGTTTTCAGTTCTTGATTTCGGTGCGGAAATATTAAAGAAATTACAGGAAAGCGGAAAAACTATAATCCCTGCTATCAAAGCGTTTTTTGTTCTTTTGGGAATAACGATCTCTGGTTCATGGTCAGATATTGTGAAGTCAATCGGGTTCAATGGAATACGTGATAAGATATGGACTCGTTTTCAAGAAACGCGAGACAACACCGTTAAATGGTTTATCGAATTCAAAAAGACGATAATCGAAAAGTGGCAAGACCTCACAAACATTAATTGGGGTTCACTCAAAACCAAAATTATTGGTGTGTGGAATAGCATTAAAACAGAAACAGCTAATGTATTTGACTCCATGATTGGTGGAATTAAAAATAGCTTAAACAAAGTTATCGAGATGGTTAATTCGGTTATAAAAGCTGTAAACAGCATTAACTTCACCGTTCCTAGTTGGGTTCCTAAGTATGGTGGAAAGAATGTAGGATTTAACGTCAGTATTCCAGAAATTACACCATTCGCCCAAGGCGGCATCGTGGATGCCAACTCTCCAATGCTTGCCATGGTCGGAGACAACAAGACACAAAAAGAAGCCATTGCACCAATTGACGATCTCATGAGCATGGTATCATCAGCCGTCTTGACTGCGATGCAAGCGACTTCCAACCGTACCGGGGACATAGTCTTAAACATTGACGGTGTCGCATTCGCTCGCGTCACGAACGCTTACAACGCAAAAGAAACCACACGTATTGGCGCGAACATGATTCGCGTCACCTAGGAGGGGGAACATGTCACTCATTACAATTGGCGCGGTGGACTTGCCTTCTCCCTCCGAATTTTCCGTGGGGTTGATGGACTTATCCAAAGCCGAACGCAACGCTAAAGGTACGATGATTATCGAACGCATCGCTACCAAGCGAAAGCTAGAACTCGCATGGAACTATTTAACCGCTACACAACTTGCAACGGTTCTAAACGCTGTCACACCTGTTTTCTTTAGCGTCACCTACCGCGATCCACTTACGAACGCAGACCGCACAGGCACGTTCTACGTGGGAGATCGTAACGTAGGTATGATCGACTTCCAGAACAACGTCCCACGCTACAAAGACATTAAATTCAACCTGATTGAGCGGTGATAACATGTACGCGACATCCACAGCTTACGACAGCGCAGTATATGCACCGGAACGCACCGTCAAAGGTCGGGTGACATTCGCCATCACCGACTTGACCGCAGTTAATGATGTGTTAAGTGTGTCATCAACAACACAACTCGCATTCAGCGATAGAAACCAAGTCGCCAACAACAAGCGAAGCGGTACGTATAATTACGTGACATGGGAACCCGATAGATTCGCTCTAGACGGTTCCTTTTCGTTCCCTGATACTTCGGGCAATGGTGAGGTAGGCTTCATCTCAGACGCTCTGTGCAACGCTTTAGGCGTGTTTACGGTGAATCCCTTGGTGACGATAACGTTCAACAATAACCACTCCTCAGCGGGTCTTTCTGTGTCCTTCGATACGTTAAACAACGAGTACGCAGTAGACTTCACCTTACGCACATACAACGCTTCTAACGTGGTTCTCAACACAGTAAACGTGACCAACAATACAAACGCAGTGTATACGTATATTGGGGATTTAAACGCTTACCGTAAGGTAGAAATTGAAGTGTTGAAGTGGAGTGTTGGCAATCGTAGAGCGCGAGTGGTCGAGGTTGACTTTGGGGTTGTGCAAGTCTACACCGATGAGAACCTAATTCGTCTGAGCATGATTGAGGAAATGGACTTAATCACATCACAGCTGCCGAGTCCAGAGTTCAAATTTACCGTGGACAACTCCGCGAAGCTGTTCAACATCCTTAACCCGACAGGATTTTATTCCTTCCTTCAACAACGTCAGCCGATCAACGCTGAACTAGGCGTAGACATTGGCGGTGGGGTCATCAGTTGGGTTCCACTAGGTGATTATCTTCTGTGGGAATGGGTATCGGATGAAGGAAGTTTAACCGCATCGTTCACAGCACGCACAAATCTTGACCTGATGGCAAACTTCACGTATGAGAGAACATCAGCACTAAGCCAAAGCTTACACGCATTAGCGGTGAGTGTTTTCAGTACATGCGGCATCACGAACTATTCGATTGATTCAGCATTGCTAAGCATCACCACAAACAGCCTAGCAAATAAGACAACATGCAGAGACATCTTACAAATGATCGCAATCGCAGGTCGAGCGAACATTTACGTCACGAGGGACAATGTCATCACGTTAAAGCAAATATCCTTAGGCACATCAGATGATCGAATTGACTTTGACAACATGCAGAGCGAATCCGAGATCACGTTAGATCCGATTGTGAAGCAAGTCGACGTAACATACTGGTCAAACCTTTCGACTTCAGGAATATCTACAGTCACATCTTCTGCAAACATTGGTAACGTACTGAAATTGGATAACAACACCTTAATCAACAATTCAACACAAGCCACAGCCGT